TGAAGATGTATCATTCTGTCTTGATGCAATTCGTAAATGTGACTTTGAAATTTGGTGTCATCCAAAAATTAGAGTAGGACATGAAAAAACAAGAATTATATAATATTCTTTGTGAAGGAAGAATCATTTACAAAGATTTAACAGAAGAAAATATGTTTGAGGTAATGGATGAACTGTCTCAACAATATTATGAGACAGGGGTTCCCAAACCAGAGGACATTATGGTAGAATTAGTAAGTATTGAGGATTAAAAATTATGGCAAAGCGTCCTTCTCTCACTGGTGGTCAGAAGATTGAATCAAAACCCAAGACAACTCGTCAGGGTCGTTCTAAAAATACTAATCTTTCTGCAACTTCTAGAAATGGTGCAAAGAAAAGATATAGAGGTCAAGGAAACTAAATAAACCAAGAAGGGTTGTTCTTATGTATTGTCTAGACTCTAAAGATGAGTGGGCAATTATACATGAGGATGACCTTTGGGTTTATAATAAACTAATCATTGCAAAGAAATCTGGGCATCTCTGTGGACCTACAGGGGTGCCTGTTTCACGTAAGGGGTATTATGTAGTCAGACCTATCTTCAACCTCCTAGGAATGGGACGACATGCTAGAATAGAGTGGATTGATGGATATACAGATCACTTTCATCCATCAGAATTTTGGTGTGAAGTGTTTCATGGAGAGCATCTTAGTGTTGATTTCTACCATAAAGAGAGTAAACTAGTTGTAAAGGGTGAAAGGCATCCAACAGATCCGCTCTATAAGTGGTTAAAGTGGGAAAAAATTGATAAGGAAGTAGAATTTCCTGAAATTTTGAACAATTTAAGCGGAAACTATGAGTGGATTAACTGCGAGTTCATTGGAAATAAGTTAGTAGAGGTTCATTTTAGACAAAATCCTGATTTTAGATACGGAAATAGTATTGCATACCCTATCTGGGATGAGGAAATTGAGCAAGAAACAACCAATTATAGATATGTTAAGGATGGAGACTATCTAAGAAAGGGATTTTATATTGATTAAGGGATAGCAACCCCTTAAAAAGTTCTAATTCACACTAGAATTAGTAAATTTATGTCAAACTTACCTGTAGATAGAGACAAAAATTACATGTATCAAATGTGGGGGACCACAAATTTAGTCACTGATTACAATGCAAACATTGAAAAGAGAACAATTCAAGAAATTATGCATGATGACATTGGAAAAAGACATCTTTTAAAGGAGCAAACAGAACTTCATCAGAAAATTCGTAATGATGAGGACTATGATGATTGGGAATATGGTACTGAGCCAACATATGGCAAACCACAATAAATAAATATAACCTATTTACTGGTGTAAAGTGCCTGTACAGAATGTATCCAGATCATTCAAAGATATCAGTTTGTCATTTTTAAGACATCCTGTTACAAATGACATTGCTGTGCTTAAAAATGAGGATGCTATTAAAAGATCAGTGGTCAATTTAGTCAGAACTAAAATTGGCGAAAGATTTTTTAACTCTTTATTAGGTTCTAATGTTGAAGGATATCTGTTTGAATTAGCAAATTCTGATTTGGTTGATCCAATTCAAGAAGAAATCACAATATTAATCAATAACTTTGAACCTAGAGTTAATTTGAGGTCAGTTAATGTGGAATTATTGATAGATGATAATGAATTGAATGTTAGCATAGTCTATGACATAGTAGGTCTGCCAGTTCCAACACAAGCAATTTCCTTTATATTACAACCAACAAGGTACTAATGGCATTTACACAGTTTACAAATCTGGATTTTGACCAGATTAAGACATCTATTAAAGATTACCTGAGAGCAAACTCAACCTTCACTGACTTTGACTTTGAAGGTTCAAACCTTTCTATCTTAATTGATATCTTAGCCTATAATTCCTATTTGGTTTCCTATAATACCAATATGGTTGCCAATGAGGCATTCTTGGATGGGGCAACATTAAGAGAGAATGTTGTCTCATTAGCAAGAAACATTGGTTATGTTCCCCTCTCCAGAAGGGCAGCAAGGGCATCCATATCCTTTACCCTCACAGGTATCCCAAATACTGTTCAGGATGCCATTCTAAAGGCAGGAATTGTATGTACAGGTAATCTTAATAATACAAATTATATCTTTGCTATTCCAGAAGATGTTACTGCTGGTGTTGTGGATGGATCTGCAACATTTTCTAATATTGAAGTTTATGAAGGAACTTTACTGACTAAGAAATTTGTCGTAGATACATCACAACCAAATCAAAAATATATCTTACCCAATGCTTTTATAGACACATCAACTATAAGAGTTAAAGTTAAAAACACTCCATCAGACACCACAACAGAAGAATATAAACTTGTAGATAATATTATTGATATTGATAATGAGTCTCAAATCTTCTTAATCCAAGAGATTGCAGATGAAAAATATGAATTATTCTTTGGAGATGGTATATTTGGCAAAAAATTAGAAAATAATAATGAAATTACAGTAACCTATATTACTACTAATGGTAGGGAAGGAAATGGTGCAACATCATTTACTTTCTCAGGAACAGTCTTAAGTTCAGATGGTGATAACTTATCAAGATATGCTTCTACTGTAATTACAGAGGAAGCAGCATCTAATGGCGATGAGATTCAAACCATTGATTCTGTAAGGTATTATGCTCCTAGACTTTATGCTTCTCAGTACAGAGCAGTAACAGCAAATGATTATGAAGCAATTTTAGCATCAATCTATCCAAACATTGAATCAGTAACTGCATATGGTGGAGAAGAAATGTCTCCTCCTCAATTTGGAAAGGTATTTCTTGCAGCAAAACCAAAGAATGCAGAGTTTCTTTCTGAATATACAAAAGAAACTTTAGTAGAATCTCTTAAAAAATATTCAGTTTCAGGCATACAAGTTGAATTTGTTGATGTTAATGTAGTTTATATTGAATTAGAATCATCTGTTTATTATAACAACAATCTAACAAACTCTCCAAGTGATCTAAGAGGTTTGGTAATATCTTCACTAGATAAGTTTGCATCCTCTACAGACCTCAATAAGTTTGGAGGAAGATTTAAATATAGTAGGTGCTCAAGTACAATAGACAACACTAGTTCTGCTATAACATCAAACATCACAAAAGTAAGAATTAGAAGGAATGTAGGGGTCACATTAAATGAACCTACAAAGTATACTGTGTGCTTTGAGAATGCTTTTAATGTAGCAAATAAAAGTCATAATATAAGATCTAGTGGATTCAGAATAAATGGATCAAATAGAACTCATTATATTGGGGATTCTCCCAATTCAAATCTAAAGAAAGGAAGATTATTTTTGTTTAGATATAGAAATGAAAAGGTAGAAATTGTTTCTAATAATATTGGTAGTATAAATTATGAGACAGGTGAAATTAATATAGATAATATAAATGTTTCTTCTACTGCAGTTCCCAATAATATCATACAGATTGATGCAATTCCACTATCCAATGATGTGATTGCCAAAAAGACAGTTTATTTAAAACTGGATGTTGGATCTAGTAATATATCAATGGTAAAAGATTTAATTTCTTCTGGTGAAAATTCTTCAGGCAGTAGATTTATTGTAGAATCAAGTTATTTTTCTGATACAAAGATAAGAGTCTAAAATGAATAAAGAAAATAAAGTAGTAAAAATTAGTGATGTAATTGAAAATCACATACCAGAATTTTTAGTATCAGAAAATCCAAATTTAGTAGAATTTCTAAAGCAGTTTTATATTTCTCAAGAATTTCAATCTGGTCCAATTGACCTAGTTGAAAATCTTTTAGACTATAAAAATATTGAAAGTTTTGACAATACTAATCTAAAGTCTGAAACTACTTTAACTGAAGATGTAGGTTATTTTGACGATACAATTTACGTAGAGTCTACTCATGGTTGGCCAGATTCATATGGCCTGTTGAAAATCAATAACGAGATAATTACATATACCCAAAAGACTAATACTTCTTTCATTGGATGTGTAAGAGGATTTAGTGGTATAGACTCTTTACATCAAGATATTAATAAAGAGTTTTTAAATTTCACTCAGTCTGATATAGAGGAGCATAAGGGACCAACCTCAGAAAACAACATCCAAACTCCTGGTGATACTGTTACTAATTTAAGTATTTTATTCTTACTTGAATTCTTTAAGAAAATTAAGTATCAATTTGCTCCAGGATTTGAAGAAGTAGAGTTCTCTCCAGAAATTAATGCTCCAAACTTTATTTCTAATTTGAGATCTTTTTATGAATCAAAGGGAACTGATAGTGCATATAAAATCTTATTCAAAATTCTTTTCAATGAAAAGGTAGAAGTAATTAATCCATTTGATTACACATTCAAAACTTCAGACGACAGATGGGTTGTATGTGAAACTTTTGTATGTGAACCAGTAAGTGGCGATCCTACAAAAATACAAGGTCAGACTTTGTATCAAGATGCTACTGCAGATAATAGAATTTTAGAAGCAAATGGATCAATTTATAGTATAAGCAAGTTTTCTTATAAAGAGCAAAATTTCTATAAAATCAATATTTTCTCAGGATATTCAAATAACCTCAATCCTAAAGGTGCTATTAGTGGCGAGTTTGTTTCTACTCCAAAGACATATTTGGTAGAACCCACTGCTTCTGGATCAGAAACTATATTTGTCAACTCTACTATAGGATTTGAATCATCAGGAACAATTTTTATTAATGGATTAGAAGTATCCTATTCAGATAAAACTAATAATCAATTTTTAAATTGCTCAGGAATAACTGAGGACATCCCCACAAAAACTGCAATTTATGGGGAAAACTATGTTTATTCCTATGAGAATGGAGATTCAAACTTACCAGTAAAATTAAGAATTTTAAATGTTTTATCAGATTTAGATGAAACTAATGCAAGATATGCCTATAATGGAGATGAATTTGAAATAGAAAATTTAGGAAATCTTAAAGAGAATACTTTTACAGGATCTTTACTTTACAATTTACCATCAACAGTATACTGTGGAAAAATTGTTAGGAGATTGAGAGATGGTAGAGTTGGAGTAGGTGTAAATGATGGTGTATGTAGATCAAACTATAAGCATCACTTAAGAGATAAAGATCGTGTAGATCTTTATATTTTAAACACAAAAGAAGTAGTAGCAACAGATGTTTTAGTTACAGTATCATCTAATCAACAGTATCAATTCTCATTCGATACTTCTACACTGAATGACTATATTGGAAAAAATTTAATTGCAAGAAGAAAATTATTTAAGTCAAATTCCCTTACCTATCCTGAAATTCAATCTAAATTTATAGCAGATGTACAGGATTCTTACACTGACTCAAAAAATAATTACATTACCTCAAATGGATTCCCAAGATTTTCAATAGAACCATATAAAAGAGAATTTAATTTTACCATAAATTCTTCTGATTATCAAACTTTAGTAGGAAATCATAATTTTTATGATGGTGAGGAGATTAGTGTAGTAGATTTTACAATATTTGGCACCTATGATAACTTAGTTGGTATTAATACTGGAGTATCATATTTTGTCAAAAAAGTAAATGAATCATCAATAAAATTAGCATACTCTAAAGAAAATGTAGGTCTATCAGATTTTCTAATCTTTGTAGAATTAGTCAATCCTCCAGTAGATAATACAGTTTCTGGGTATGTAGAAACA